GAGTGGGATATCGCAATCTTTCTTCCAACTGAACAGTTCCGTGGCAAGAATAAGACGCACGTATGGGGCGCATCGAAGAGGATGATATAAATGGCATTACCCGCAGGCATTGACGCATTAAAATCTACTATTGGTCGTAGAGGTGGTTTAGTAAAAGCAAATCGTTTTGCTTTGTATATTTCTCATCCAGGAAAAAAACCATCATTGATTAACAATAATCTTGAGAGTATTATTGGCAATGCAGCAAGGGCAGTAATTAGTGGTGGAAGTTTATCACTATCCAGCTTTTTTGAAGATCCTCGTGATATGTATTTGTTATGCGAATCAGCAACTATTCCTGGTAGGCAGATTGCAACGCAAGAACATTTTACAAACTTAAAGGCAGTCAAAAAACCATACGCTTATATAAATGAAGACGTAAATTTAGTATTTCATTTAACAAATGATATGTATGCATGGGACTTTTTTAACTCATGGCAAGATATCATACTTAATCCGAGAGGAACAAAAGGTTTACCATTCTTAAATGATATAGGAACAGAAGTTCTTATTCAAGTTATGGGCAATACTGATTTTATTCCTGTCAAAACAATTAAATTATACAACGCATATCCTGTAACAATATCTTCACTTGAACTTTCTAATTCTTCTGAAAATACTACTTTAAGAGTTAGTATTACATTAGCATATGAAGATTGGGAAGCTGTTGGTACTGTGGATGGATTAACAAATCTGGCTGGCCGCGCTGGAGATCTTATAAGTAACTCAATAAACCTTGTAAGAAATATAGGTAAAAATTTTTAGGAGTGATGTGAAATGGCTTTACCAAAGCTGAATACCCCAACATATAATCTGAATATACCATCAAATGGAAAAGAGATTAATTATAGACCGTACCTAGTGCGTGAAGAAAAGATTCTGATGATAGCAATGGAATCAGACGATATGATACAAGTAGAGAATGCTTTACTTGAAATTATAAAATCATGTGTAACAGGCATTGATGTTAATGAACTAACAAGGTTTGATAGCGAATATGTCTTTTCAAAGTTAAGAGCAAAGTCAGTAGGTGAAACTGCTAAAGTAGCTATTAAGTGCGAAGATTGTAGTCATAGCAATGAAGTAGTAGTTAATATAGATTCAGTATCTGTAACTGATATTCCTTCTACAAAGATTGAATTGTCAGATACTACTGGAATAATTATGAAGTTCCCTTCAATGAAGGACTATAAAGAAATTCAAAAACTAAAAGCTGATAATAATATTGATGCTTTATTTAATGTGATTATTTCAAGTATTGAAAGTATTTACCAAGGTGAAGATTTATTTCATGCTTCATCTCATACACGATCTGAGTTAAATGACTTTGTTGATAGCTTAAATTCAGCACAGTTTAAATTAATTCAAAATTTTATTACTAATATGCCACAAGCATATATTAATCTTAATTTTAAATGTGAAGAGTGTGGACATGAGCATGATACTGAATTGAAAGGTATGGCCAATTTTTTCGGATAGCCCTTTCTCATAATAATTTAGTTAACTATTATAAAACTAATTTTAGTATGATGCAGCATCATCAATATAGTTTAACTGAATTGGACATGATGATGCCGTGGGAAAGGGAAATTTACGTTGCTATGTTAATTGACCATTTGAAAGAAGTAGAAGAACGAAGTAAACAAAAAGGTTAAGTAAATAAAATGGCCGATCTAAACGACGTAATAAAAAGACTGCGTGCAGAAGGTGACTTAAGTCGAAATTCTGGAACGCATTCTATTAAGAGTGTTAAAGAAATCCTTTTAGCAGGACAAAAGGCTTCTCTGTCTGATGCAGAAGATCGGCGTGAATCTAAACGCAACGAAGAAAAACAGTTAGAAATTCTATCAGGTCTATCAAGTGGCGGAAGTCTTTCTGCTAATGATGCCGGAGGTGCACAAGCAGCAGCAGGTAAAGGTGGATTACTAAAAGCAGCAGGCGGATTACTATCTGGAATAGGTATCGGTGGTGGAGCTCTTGCGGCTGGTATCGGTATCATGGCAGCTGGCGGTGGATATTTACTAAATGAAGTAGGAGAGATGGATGCTGAATCCATTAAAAAGAAAGTAACAACTCTTTTAAGTATTGGTGATTCTTTTGAAGGTGGAAACTGGGAAGTATTAAAAGATGGTGGCTCATTTGCATTAGCAATGACTGGTATTGGTTTAGGACTGGCTGCATTCTCTATTGGCTCTGGTGTAGCAGCTGCTATAGAAACCTTTACTAAAGATTCTACATATGCTACAACAATTAAATCTCAAGTTAAAGAATTGTTATCAATAGCTGAATTCGTTGCAGGTGATTCTGGTGTTTTAGCTCAAGCAGCGTTTGTAGGTAAAGGTGCTTCGTTCTTAGTTGCAATGACTGGCTTAGGTCTTGGTTTAGCTGTTTTCAGTGTAGGATCTGCAGCAGGTAAAGCTGCTGAGTTAATTAAAGCAGAAGGCTGGGCTCAAAGCATTAAGGACTCTGTAGTTACTTTAATGTCTATTGAAGAAACTGTTGGAGGTGAGAAAGGATCTAGTTTTGTAGGTGAGAGTGCAAGATTCTTATTAGCTATGACAGGTATTGGACTTGGACTAGCTGCGTTTGGTATTGGTTCTGCGGTAGGCGGTTTAGGTAAATCAATTACTAAATTTAGTAGTGGATCTGATTGGTCACAAAAGATCAAAGATAACATTATTACTTTAATGTCTATTGAAAATGAACTAGGAGGTAAGGCAGCAGCTTTTGGAGAATCAGGAACTTTCCTTGCTGTTATGACAGGACTTGGTGCTGGACTCGCTGCATTTGGATTTGGTTCTACTGTTGTTGGTGTCTCAGAAGGTATTAATCACTTTACAGGAGTCGAAGGAGAAAACTGGGCTCAGAAAGTAAAGGATAACGTTAAAACTCTAGTAAGCATTACTCCATTATTAGACGGTGATGGAGAAGGAAGTAAAGCAGGATTATTCGCAAGTGGTCTTGCTAAAATTGGTTTAGGACTAGCTGCATTTGGTGTAGGAAATGCATTCGGTCATTTAGCTGGTGCAGCATCTGCTATCTTAGAAATGTTTGGTGTAAAGTCTCCATTCACTCAAGTTATGTCAATTGCAGAAAAATCTGATGAGCTTACAAAGGGTGCAGATGCCTTAACTAAAATTTCAGCAGCATTAGAAACCTTTAGTAACATTAAAATTTCAAAAGTAAGAATAGATTTTAAATCTTTAGCAATGGATCTTGGAGAAGCTATTCCGTTTCTTACTGCTTTGTCAACAGGTGGTACACTTGACCCAAGCTGGTGGCCAACAGGTGAGCTTGACTTTGGTCCAGAAGGTAAAGGCGGATTACTTAATCCAGATTTAAAACTAGATGCTCTTGCATCTGCCATACAAAAAATTAATTTTGTTTTAAGTGGTGGAGCAGGTACTTCGCCCTTAACTGTTGAGCAGATTACTGCAAGTGCTGGAGCAACAAGTGTTGCTATTGATGCAGCTACTCAATTAGCTGCTGAAGGAGTTACTGCTGCAAATGCAAGACTACAAATGCAGTCACAAAGAAATCCTAACGCTCCTTCTAATAATATTGTTAATAATAACACTAACAATACAAGCATAGTATCTAAGCAAGGTACTTCTAATGGGAAAAATAAAAGGGTTGGATTTCATCAGGGAAGATAAAAAAAGGGAGCCGAAGCTCCCTTTCTCTGTTAACCGTTAGCTAACTTATTAAAGTACGATAACGAATCATCATCGTCTGTATTATCTGCAACTTGAGGTGTAAAGCTCGGTTGCTGTGGAACAGGTTCAGCTGCTTCACGATATGTTGGAGCAGAAGCAGTCTCATCAAGAGATACAGACTCTGCAGTTGTCATAACTGCACCTTCTTCACCAAGTACACGATTCAACTTAGCTTTAAGTTCTTCATATGTTTTATAGTTTTTAGGATCTACGATCTCATTTAAACTATACAACGTATTATAGATTGACTCAAGCTTTGTATCATCATCAGACAATGCACGTTGACCAGCAAACTCAGACTTGTCATAGTTACGGTAACCAGCAACTTGCTGAATCTTTAGTTTAAAGTCAGCACCTTCCCAGAAGTCATACGGATTAACCGGTGTTTCATCTTGGAATTGTGGTTGCATAACATCCATGATTTTATCAAAGATCTTCTTACCATAGATGTACAAGAAAGTCTTGCCATCATTAGATGGATTAGCTGGATCTGATACGACCATAATGTTTGACACGTAGTGTAAGCGACGCTTACGAGAACGTGCAATCTCTTTATCTTCATCACGACCAGAGTTCCATAGAACGCTGTTCATTTCAGACACAGGATCATCTTTACCAATAGTAGTCAAAGAGTTTTCGATGTACCATTGACCAGTTGGTCCTTTAAAACCATGATCCCAATATCGAACCCAAGGTAATTCTTCACCTTCAGCCGCAGGTAAGAAACGAATTACTGCGTAACCATTTCCTGCTTTATCAACAGTTGGTTTCCAGTAACGGTCATCAACGTAAGATTGTTTAGGTGAACCACCTACAGACTCAGCTGCTTTGGTGAGAGATGCAATATCAGCACGATTGCGTTTTAGATTTGCGAAAGACATATTTGTATATTCCTTATATTACATTGTATGTTGTTGTATGATTTGATATGCTTATTATACCACATATCGCTTATGATGTAAACACCTTAAATACATTTTTTTTCATTTTTTCAAGGTTAACGTTCATCAATAAGCTATATTTCCGAATCTTACGTGAGACATCAGGCCACAGTATAGGATCCGAAACAGTCTTATCGGCCTTGCGCATAAATCCAGTTAACTGGTTTAGAATCACTACCGACTCTATATTTATATCACCCGCAAGGTACGATTCGACAACTTTTGGATATTGGTTGCCGAGTTCGAACAGATGGTCAAAGCTTTCAACATTTACTTTTTCAAGATCTTGTTGGAAGTTATATCCCAATGCTTCTGTTCTTTTTTGCCAATCACGATATATTTGATCATTGCCAAGCATATCGCCAACCCAATTATTATCTGCAACAAAATGTGCAGCGTAGTAATTGATTAGCTCGGGTGGTGTATCGAACATCTTACCAATCTTAGCAAAGAAGTATTTGTCTTTACGTTTCCAAAAGGTTTGTGGTTTAGCAGATGTTTTATAATTATATTTAGGAGCGTCATATGACTCCTGCTCAAAGTGCAGTTTCAAAGACTGATAGTATCTGTAAGCTTCAAAGGGTTCCATTCTCATACCGGTGTTCTCTCATATTAATTGCACGATCGATGTATACTATATGCCATTCTTTGGAGTATACATCAAGAGCAGCAAACGATTCATTTGAATGATCTGCTGCATCCATTAAACTATGAAATCCTGGTGGCATAGCATCTAGCTTACCAATAAGATCTCGATTAAGAGTTAAACATCTTTTTACTTTCATGTCTTTTTCATCCATGTAAGTAATAGTGTATACTCTGTTTTCAAGCATTTCTATTAAATCGAATTTATCATAGTGCAAGCTCATATAGGAAGTCTGGCTCCTCCGCCTTTTATTGCATTTACTTCAAGTGCTTCTGACTCGATCTTATCTATAATAACAGGACTTAACAATCGTTTGATATCTTCAGGTGGTAATTCACGTTCAGAACAAACTATTAATACTGCTTCGATATAATCAACTCTAAGCTTCTTAACCTTTTCTTCAACCATAGTTGAGAAACGTTTCTTTGTAATAATAGGAGTTTCAACCTTTTCCCCATCTGTAGAAGTGGTGGTCGTCGATAGTTGTAATATACTCAATGGTTGTACTCCAATATGGTTTAACGTTTTTATAATGATAATGTGTGCTTCCGTGTGAGATATCGAATCCATTGTTATAGAGTTCAACAGCTACAATGGTTCTATTTAAAGCTTCGATCCATGAGTCAGGTTCTCTTGGTTTATCAGATAGTCCATCACAGAACCAACTAAACTGACACATGTTTCTACGAATAGATCCATCTTTATTCTTTACGCTGTCTTTAACTACATCACATATAGTATCAGGATATCGATAATCAAAGACACGGTTTAACACTACATGAGTAACAGCAATACCACCATTCGGTGACTGATTACGTGACTCAAAGTATGAGTTCAAAACCAAACAGTGCATATCATCTGAAGAAATCTCATCAGCGTTTGCAAGGGAGGAAAGGAGGAGAGAGACAGCAAGCGTGAGATATTTCATCATTTGTCTTGTACCTTTATAAGTATACAGTCATCGTTGATACGACCGTTTGGTTTTGATTCTTTAGTGGTCAATTTCTTCCAAGCATTATCAATTTGCTTGATAGTCTTTGACTGCACAATCGGTAGGAAGTCATCAGGTTTACGTAACCTAATCTTCCGAGAATTCTCGAGATCAACTGCTTGCAGAGTTGTACCTCTAACTGAAAACCCGCTCGTAGATCCTGACACATATTCGGTGATTTCACGTGTCTTGGCGTTAAAGACATAAAGTCTCATAGCACCAACTATTGAGATTGGATTGATAGAGACTATCTTAAAGTCTTTATCTTCTTTCTTGTACCTCATCTTAACGACTTGCTTATCTGCCGACTTCACACGAGGTTTACGAACCTTACGTGTGGCAGCACTTGCAGCTTTCAGTTTATCACAGTCAGCAAGCATCAATTCGACGTGTTTAATACGCCGTCTCATAACAGAACGCTTGAT